GCATGGATTAGCTTTGGTTTTTGGTTAGTAGCGACTAGCATATTTCCACAGTATATCATTATCAATCTTTTAGTATGTAGCATGATATATCCTATTATTTCTGTTCTATATGCTTTAATTAGTTTCGAACAGAATGTTAGGAGAGCTGCCAAAGTATCACATATAGTTGTTCAAAGAGCAAATAAGTTTGTAACTAGAAATAAAGCTATTATAGCTATAGCCGCGGGTTGCGGAGTGTTATATGCTTTACGAAGTATGTATAGAGTACATACTATGTCAAATTTAGATTTGCAAGGAGGTGTGATAAGTCATCAACCTGAGGATAGGGTAGAAAATGTGTGGTTAAAACCAGAGATTGTATCTCCCCCAGTAGATCTACGTTGTAAATCAATGACTTTAGATCAAGTGATAGATCTTGTTAAAAGTGAGACTGCATATGCTAGATTTGATGGACAGAAAACTTGTAACATGTTTCCAATATGTTCCAATGTGTACCTTGTCAATTGGCATGTGTTAACTTACGGTTTCACTGAAGTAGAGGTCATTAAACATGATCCTAACATGATTGGTCGCAATTTCAAACAGAAGTTTGATAGAACTAGTTACATTAGAGTAGGAGAAACAGATTTCGGTCTGTTATACTTATCTAGAGGGGGAACGCAGAAAGACATGCGACATCTTTTTCCTATGGAGCATACTAAAAGACCAGTTGCAGCCACTTTCATACATAAAGATAAGGAAGCTGGTATATCAACAGATACTTTTAATGCAGTACCCAAGATGTATGAGTTTAATCATCCTAAGTTAGATTTGCATGGTAGGTGTTATTCCTTGGAATACAATATGCATCAGAATACTAGAGATGGTTTATGTATGGGAACATTAATATCAATGGGTAAAGCACCTTACATAGTTGGATTCCATTCAGCTGGAAAGCGTGATACTCCTTATGGTGTTGCTCAACAAATAACTAAACTTGAGATAGAAGGGGCACTGACAGAGTTGTATGAGAACAAAAGGAACACACCTTTCGAAACGACAAGCCAGAATGGCTTTACGGGTGTAGAGGTTGAAGGAAAAATATTGACAGGAGAAATTCATGATAAATCAGCTATGAAATATCAGGAATCTGGTCATGCTATATTCTATGGATCTCACACAGGCCCTCGAGCTAAAGGTCATAGTAAAGTATGTTCAACATCAATATGTCAAGATGTTGAGGAGGTTTTTGGTGTCAAGAATATGTTCGGAAAACCGGCATATATGAATCATTGGAAACCAGAGAATGCCGAAGCTAAGGCTATGCTTAATACGTGTCAGTTGGATCCAGATATTATGCGCCTTGCTCACATTGATTTAGCAGATCATGTAACTATGCAACTTAAGAAGTTAGAGCATTGTAAGAGTAAGGTTGGTTTGATATCAAATGTTCATAATGCTTCTGGTGTGGATAAAGTTAAGTTCTTAGATAGAATTAACTTGAAAGCAAGTACTGGTTGGCCCCATAACAAACCTAAAAAAGACTTAGTAGAAGAGTATTTAGGTATGATAGGAGATGTGACAGACCCTATTACATTCCCAGAGGAAGTATGGGATCAAGTTGATGAGGCAGCCCAAAAGATGGCTGAAGGTTCTAGAGTGAACTTTGTTAATCAAGCTTGTAAGAAAGATGAACCTAAAAAGTTG